TTGCGTCTGGGCAGACGCATTGGGATGTGAATTGTGGCTAGAAAAAAAAGAACCAACAGATTAAAAATATACGGATGGTGGTTCTTTAATATGCCACTAAAAGAACGTGTAGAGTACCAAAAATGTAGTGAAAAAAACTGTACTGAAACAGGTATTTTTTCACCAGATTCATTAAAAACATGGTATTGTGGTACACATATGGGGGAGCATTATGAAAGACCAAATCAATCCTGACTATTATAAAAATTATACTATTGAAGTAACTGACGCAATAGAATCATGGGGATTATCTTTTGTTCAAGGAAATATAATTAAGTATATTGTTCGTAGTGGTAAAAAAACCACAGACCCACAACAAGATTTAGAAAAAGCTCTTTGGTATTTAAGAAAGGAGTTGAGCAAATATGAACGATTACAAAAGAAAAGTATTAAACACAATGATACAAAAAATTACAAGAAAATCAAAACCAAAAGAATTACTTCCTTATCACGAAAGAATAAGAATTTGGAAAGAACAAATTTTGGTATTCGTACTTAAACATAAATTATTTGATGGTAATGGTTTTGCAAAATTTAGTAAAAAATTTTTAGCTGGAGAAATACCGAAAGAAGATATTAATAAAATTAATAACGCTATGAGGAGAGAACAAAATGAACGTAAAAAAAAGACCTGATGGAATTGGTGGTACAGACGCAAACAAATTAGTACATGGTGATACATGGTTAGATTTGTATAATGAAAAAACTGGAGCAACAGAAGTAATTGATTTATCTGACGTTTTACCTGTACAAATGGGTATACATACAGAAGATTTAAATCGTAAATGGTTTGCAAAACAAAAAGATTTGCAAGTAACAGAAGAACAAACATTATGGTATAATGATTATATTTATGGTTCAGTAGATGGACTAGTAAAAGTTTCAAATGGTAATGGAGGAACTGCTGTGTTCGAAGCTAAACATACACACGCATTTAATTTATCAGAAAAAAAACAAGTTGCTTTTGTAGATAAATATTATCCTCAGGTACAACATTATATGTTGGTAACAAAATTACCAAAAACATACTTATCTATATTTTTTGGCAACATGGAATATCGTTGCATAGAAATAGAACAAGATAAAAAGTTTCAAGCTATGCTACTCAAAGCATACAAAGTGTTTTGGAAAGCAGTACAAAATAAAAAACCAATAGATACAAACTGGAGTGAATTTCATGGATTATTATCAAAATAAAATTGGATACAAAAAACGTAGAACTTCTTATAACGCTGGAATATCAATGTTAAAAAATGGTAAACGATTAACTATTAGAAAACAATGTTTACAAGTTGTTAAAAATAAAGGTTTATACGGAGCTACACCAGATGAAGTAGCTGAATTACTTGACTTACCTATTACTACTGTAAGACCACGTTTTAGTGAATTAGTTGATATGAAATGTATCAAAGATTTACAACAAACAAGAAGAAATCAAAGTGGTAAACAAGCAATAGTATGGGGATATAAAAAGGATGAGAAATGATACAATCAATAATTAATTTTATAACTTTTTACAAAAAAGAAAAAAAAATAAATTGGGTAAAATTTCATATGCAATTTACAGATGAACCTAATTGTAATCATTATAATGAACCAATTTATAATAAAAAAAATTCAGAAAAAGCTGTAGAAAAAATAAATAACATAATGAAAAAATAAAGGAGATATTATGACTAAAGAAAATAATATGTTATTGTGGAAACAAGTAGCACATACTAATCCAAAATATACAAAACCATTTCCGTCATTTGGTAAAACATTAACGACTATTGATCCAATGTATCAAATTATGACAATGACTGGTACGTTTGGGCCAGTAGGTCGTGGCTGGAATTATACAGTTAATTATACTTATACAGATAAATGTGTATTTGCAGAAGTATCAGTTGCAACACAAAAAAGAGAAGATAGTTTTTGGGATTACTATGGCCCAATATCTTCTGTACAAGCACTCTTTAAAAAGAATGGCTCACTAGATACTGAAGCTCCTAAAAAAGCTATGACAGATGCTTTAACAAAAGCGTTTAGTCATTTAGGTGTAAGTGCAGATGTATTTTTAGGTTTATTTGACAACAATAAATATGTTTCAGATATGAAAGAAAAGTTTGCAGCCGAAAAATCTAATACTGCAGATTTAAATTTAGTTAATTTTGAACAGAAAGGTAAAAAATGATTAATATTGTAATACTAACAGGACGTTTGGGTGCAGACCCAGAAGTAAAAGAAACTACACAAGGTAGTAAATTTGCTAATTTATCACTAGCTACTAATGAACGTTACAAAGACAAAAGTGGTGAGATGAAAGAGAAAACACAATGGCACAAAGTTACTGTGTTTAATCCTAACCTTGCTGAAAGTATTGGTAAGTACATGAAAAAAGGTGATGTGATAAACGTCAATGGTCAAGTTGAGTATCGTAGTTATGACAACAATGGTGAAACAAAATATGTTACAGAAATTGTTGTACCAAGATTTACAGGTACTGTTAAATTAATACCACAAGGTAATAGTGGAGCAAAGAAACCAGCTCCATCTAACAATGCCGATAGTGGAGAGGAAATACACGTACCGTTTTAGTTTTTTTCGGTACGTAAATGAGGGGGAAAAAGTGAGGTTATTAAATAGCCTTCCTCCGCTCCTTAGATAACTTTAGTACCCCTCGCATGAAAACGGAAAAAATCATTATGGAAATACTAGCTAAAAAATATATTAAAATTTGTGAAGAAAATAATATGTGTTTTCCTGACTACCAAGATACTTGTAAAGAAGAAGCAGTTAAGGAAATAACTAAAAAACAAATTAAACGTGTATATAAAAAGCAAAGCAAACTGTCAAAAAAGGTTGCAGTATGGAAACCTAAGATATCGTTTTAGTGCGTAGCATAATTATAAATTATATGGATTATCAACAATATGATACAGACAGAAGCAGAAGAAATGTTTACATTAGAGAAAATCTTCCAAGAGTGGATAGATTATCTAATAGACATTGGCAAAGTAAAACGAGAAAGTGTAAATTGGAAACTATTACAAGAAGCAATAGTAGAAATGGAGTTACAAGCATATGTCGATAGTGGACGAAAACTACATTAAAGAATCTATTATGGAAGCCGAAGGCTACCGAGATACAATATACCTATGTACAGAAAATCACAGAACGATTGGATGGGGTCATAAATGTGTTGAAGATCATTGGCGTGATAACACAGCGTACCCAAAAGGATATTTACGAGAAGTATTTGATATTGATTTTTCTAAAGCAAAATCTCAAATGAAAGAATTACTAGCTCAAGAAGATTTAGATATTAAACCTGATGCTCAAAACATTTTGATTGAAATGATATTCCAAATGGGAAAGAATGGCGTATCAAAATTTCGCAATATGATGAAAGCTTTGCGTGGACATAACTATTCTTTAGCAAGTTCGGAGATGTTGGACAGCCTTTGGGCAAGACAAACACCTTCAAGAGCAAAAAAATTATCAAATTTAATGAAATCCATAGAAACATAGATTTCTAATACGCTCAGAATCTAATGATTCTTTCAGGTACAATCACACAGCGAGGGTGCTACAAACGTCCTGAGAGCTAAATTTGAGCTATTTTTTCCAGTTAGTTGCTACTTTTTCAGCACTTCTACCAGCAATATAGCCTCCAACACCTATTGTAAGCAAATTCCACATTTGGTCAGGGATTGACAGTTCAATCGCTGTACCTAAGAACGCATTACTAAAAGGTGCTATGATATGATTGTTTGCAATTACAATTATACAAATCCACATTAGAGCTGGACGCCAAGTGGCTGTGAGCCAATGCTTTGATTCTGCTTCGGCTTTGATGATATTTGATTTAGCTATAAGCTCCTCATGATCGCCATTTAATAATTGTGTGTTAAGTTCATGCTTGAGCTTCTCTTTTAAATCTTTATCAGGTACAGCTTTATCTACGATACCACCGACAATTTTTGCTATTGGCCCAACAGCGTTCAGTAAAGGTAACATTAAAATATGTATCCGTAAATAATCATACCTAGTATAACTACTAATGCACCTACAACTATCTTACCTCTTTTGGTTAATCCTTTCCAAAAGTCTTTTAGTTTATCCATAATCTCTCTCCAGTCTATCCATAGAAACAAATGTCTTTTCTTGGATATGGTTATCCCAGATAGATAACTCTACAATTCCGTAGCTCCATCCAGTCATATTAAGCTTTGCATACTGCTCAACATGGTTCATTGGCAACGCACATCCAACATTAACGATACGAACAAACTTTTTATCGCCAATTTTGGGGGCTTTCCAATCTCTATCTTTATGTGTATGCCCAAATACTAAATCATGCAAGGAATCATTAGCTATTGATATTTCTGCATTACGACCACCATATTCTTTACCCATTATATTTTTAGGTACATGAGTAAATCCTACTCCACCTACAAAAAATATATCTCCGTATTCAGACGTAGACCATTCATTATCATGGAAACTAGAATATAGTTCATTCTTCATCATACCTTGTATCTCAGGTATCTTTTCTTCAAACCTGTGTACACGTACTTCATGATTACCTAATGTGCAATGTTTAGGTGCATTAAAAGAACCCATCCCTTTGTTCATTAATTGCATAGCTGAACGCATTGAATTTATATCAACCATAAAATCATCTTTAAGTTTACCTTCTTGCGTGTCGTTAGCTTGAAAAAAAGATAATGAATCAAATGAATTAAAATCACCTATGTGTACAACATAGTCTGGTTTAATTTTACGAATATGTTTACCTATCCACAAAAATCTATCTTGTGAAATATGAGGACTATCATGTGTATCTCCTATGACGATAACTTTATGTCCTTTAAATTTCATACGCAATTATAGAAATAACTATTAGATTTGTCTATGCTCCACTAGATTTAAAAGCATTTATAGGAAAAGATTCAAACTCTATACAATGAGCATCAGTAACTAATGTTGCTTTATAAGAATTAGGTTTCTTTTCATAATAATTTAAATAACTAGCTAATGCTTCTGTGCATTCTAATTCGGTTTTATATACGATTGTTTGATATTTTATTGAAGGTAAATTTGGAGATGACATAAACATAACCATCAACCATATTTTAATCATAAGATGATGAACCAGAAGTATTATCTTGTAGCATTTCAAATATTTTTTCATGCTGTTTCATTATCTTTTTGTCTTTATTTCTAGCTTTAGATAATTCTTTACGCATAATTTCTACATCTTCTATTAAAGTTTCAATAGATAGTTTCATGCGCACTTGGTTTTCTACAACTTGTGCATCTGAATCTACTTCATATTTTTCATATAAAATATTTACTCGACTATCAATCTTTGAAACATACCATACCAAAGCTACTGCTTGTAAAAGTATAGCAAAAATTAATGCAGCATTAAATTTCATACCATTCATTTATCTCTCCATATAAATTCTTGTTTAACAGTCAAACCAAGAGAACTTTTTTCTTGGTCTTTATCACTATCCCCTTTATCAATATCTGTCATACTTGTTGTTGTAGATACAGTAGTCTTATGAGGTTTCATAGACATACCATCATACATAGAACAACCATACATATTAGCTACCATAAAAAATACATATCCAAACATTATTATTTTTTCCATTTTTCTTTACTTTTTAATGTCCACTCTTTTAATTGTTCTTTTGTGATTTTTTTATCTACAAGAATAGCTCCTTCTGGTATTTCGTTATATAATTTTATAACTTTGCCATCCTTTATTTCAACTATAGCTTCGCCACAAAAAGCATCTTTTTTAAATTCTGTATCTCTTGCAAGTAATCTTTTTTCTTTTAAACATTCTGATATAGAAGGCATTGGAATATATTGTGTTAATCTATCTTTAGTATCATTCATATTACCAAATATAAACATAACAATAATACTAATGACTTCCATTTTGCCTTACCTTATCTTTTAATTGTTCAACATCTTTTTGAAGTTTAGAAACTTGGTCTTTTAAAAAATCAATATTAACTCTATTATTCATCATAGATTCCATTTCTTTTTGTATTGTTTCTAACTGCTTTGCATTAAATTCAAGTAACATATATTGTTCCTGATCAATAGGTTTTTGATCAGCAGCTTTTAATAAGTCAGCTTCAAATAAAGTTGCTCTTGTTTCAATATTATTTAATCTTTCAATAATACCAAAGTATGCCCAAACTGCTGTAGCTACTGCTCCTAATAAACCAATAAGATTCTTAAGGGGTAATCCTATTTCTGTTTTGTCTGAGAGTGAGGCCATTTATGACCCACAAGATTCACAAAAGTCATCACAAGTACACTTGTCTTTATCGCAACCACAAACAGGACAATTAGGATTAATCATGTGCTACCTAATTTAATAAATCTTGCATAAGAATAATTAGTATCAGTATTACCCTTTAAGATTACATTACTATCACTAAACCCTGTACCAAATTTAACTTTAATATTTGATGTATCTGTGCAATCAATAATACAGCCTGTATCTCCACCACCATGAGTATTGCTC